ACAACAGTCAAAATGACGCAGGGAAGCCATTTGCTGGCGTGGAAAATAGTGGTAAACAGTGCTTGTTTTGCACCTATTAGTACATTATTAGTACACTATTAGTACACTTGCATTTGTACATTATATATACAGAACATATACTATCGCCGTATAGAATTCGGGCTTGATCGCTTCGGGTTCCATACGGCGATTTTTTATGTTATAATCGTTTTTATAACATTCTATATTTTTTTTTTGACAGGAACGATTATGGTGGATTTTGGGGATACGGTCTGTCCTATATGTGGTGGAGAGCTTAGATACTATGATAAAGTTCAAAGAATACTTCGGACAAAGTACAGACGGACTGAATGGTTGGATATAAGACGGCTGAAGTGTAAAGTATGTGGTAAATTACATAGGGAGCTTCCTGACAACATTTATATTTACAAGCAATACGAGGCAGATATTATTGACGGGGTCATAGATGGGTTGATAACTTCCGATACACTTGGGTTTGAGGATTATCCTTGTGAACGGACTATGCTGAATTGGATAGCTGCGCGAAAATAACATATTCCATTGTGGAGAAGATCCGAATCTATTTTAGGAGGAATTTGTTATGAACAGGCAAAAACAGAAGAGTGATTTTCTTGACAAAGGCTCGGGTTAGAGATAACTCGGGCCTTTTTGTTTTTCACCGACTTGTTTTTTACAATCGACAAATTTTAATTTAGAATAGCATTAAAGGAGGAATTATCAATGGAAGAATTCGCTAAAGGTTCAGTTCCGATCGCAGTAGTTGCAAAAATCTATGGCAAAGATGCTTGTTGGGTTCGTGCAGGAATAATCTCGGGCTGGCTTCCTATCGGTACAGCGACGAGACATGGAGAATTGGTTACGAGTATTGACCAGATGGGCAGTAAGTATGGGCGGATAAACTTTTATGTATCGCCGAAACTTCTGTACGAAGCAACCGGTTATGTATGGAAAGGAGAGAAAAAGATATGAGTACAACGATTCGCTCAGAGGTTTCAAAGAAGAATGTTTACTGGATCGAACGGCACAGATACTATGAGCTTAAACATTTCTGCCTGCAGTACCCATTGTGGAAGAAAGCTTATTCGGAGATCGACGGTTTATGCAGGCAGTACAGTGATGCAATAAAGACGACCTCGCCCGAAATAAGTCCTACAGAAAAGCTTGCCGAGGATATGCTTTACTATTCGGAACGAATGGATATGGTTGAGAGAGCGGCTTATGAAGCTGATGCAACATTGGCAAATTATATTCTCAAGGCAGTCACGAAAGGTTATTCTTACGAATATCTCAAATCTAAGTTAGAAATACCGTGTTGTCGGGAGGTTTATTATCAGCTTTATCGCAAGTTCTTTTGGATACTTAATGCTGCGCGAAAATAACAGATGCCTTTATGGGAAACCAACATTATATTTTAGGAGGAATTTTCTATGAGTAAAATTGAAAGAAAACCAAAAGAAGAATGGGATCTGCTTAAGGCAAGACAGATAACAGTTGAGGGCGATTTTGCAGTTACTCTTGTAGAGCATTGTATAGCTGTAAAGCAGATGCGGCTTGCAAAAGTAATTACGGATTTTGCCAACACACTTGATGCTGAGATTGCTGATGCACTTGGATTCTATTCTGTGGAGGATTTTCACAGATTCTTGGAGGAAAGGAAGACCGAAGAAGAGTGATCCCAAAGATCAGAGCTTAAGGAAACTTAGGCTCTTTTCTTTCCCGCACGGAAAACACAATATATAACGGAGAGTATTCCATAATTATATTTAGGAGGAATTCGTTATGAAAATTGTTGAAGTTGACAAATTACCGACGAGGAGAGCTACAAGACACAATTTACAGGATATCATAAAGGGTTTTGTGAATTCCGATGCGAGGTTCGTTAAAATCGAACTTGCGGAAGGAGATTACAAAAGTGTAAAGGTATGTTACAGCTGTATGAAAGTGGCTTGCGGTCGATCCGGTTATTCGGTCAAAACCAAAATGAGAAACAACGAGGTCTATTTAGTAAAGGAATAAAGTCAGATGAAAGAGTTTGAGCTATTTTAGCTTAGGCTCTTTTTCTTTTATGCAGGAAAAACATATTGTATTATGAGGAGGTGATATGTATGAAGACATTTATTGCTAAAAATCCAAAACAGTTGGACTTGTGCTTGAAATTGATGTATGTCGAGAATATACGATTTACTGTGGCGGTGACTCAGCCGTCTAAACATAAGATCGTATATGAAATATATGCATCGGTTGATGGTACAGAAGGCGATATTTTGGAAAAGAAGTATAATGTTATGATTTCATAACACGTCTTCAAAAAAGTAGAGACTGTGACCACACGGTCTTTACTTTTGTATTTTTATATGGTATTATATTATTGAAAGGAGTGTCAAAAATGAATGCCAGACCTACAAAAAAGATGACTGTTGACGTTGTCGAGTTTCCCGACAATCCAAACGGTAAGATAAAAAAGTACACTGAAGAACGTGATGTTCCGTATACAGAGGGACGTGATGATGATATTTGTTGCATCTGTGGATTTCCGGAATATCCGGAATGCAAATCATTCTGCGGCAATTATAATAAAAAATGAAAAATCATTGTTAAAAGACTGAGAGTTATTCTCGGTCTTATTTTTTTAGTTGACAATCCAACTGCATTATGTTATAATATGTCAAAATAAACGAAAAGGACGTGTTATTATGCCATACGAAAAGAAAAATACAGATTCAGTGTCAATTAAAGAAGACCGTAATTCAGTTTTGAAACACAGTGACACAAGCTCTTATCCAACACCACACAGCATATACAGTGTAGAGCCGCCAACGATTGGTTCTAACATACATAATTGCGATACAAATCACGGTCGACGACCACAACCTAAAGAGGATGATAAATAATGGACAAAATATTAGAAGCATTACCGGAATACATTTTATGTATTACCTACGGTTTTATATTTATACGCATATTCAGATACATCTGCTCATTAAGAAATGCGTCAGATTATCAGCATATAATATGGGAATCGTTAATTGTCGGGTTTGTGCTAAAGAAAATATATTTAGTAATTCCGTTTAGTGTAAGCCCCGAAGCTGATATAATTGGATCGATGATACTAACTGCTGTTCTATCAGTGATATTTTCTAAAATCTATTCTTCTGCAAAAGTCGATAAAATACTTAGATTTCTGCATATTTATAGAAACCGACATGTATATATTTGGCAGGATATTATAGATCCAAAATATGCAACAATAATAGAATGCTCAAATCCAAATACTAAGGAAATGTATATTGGAACATTAATTTGCTGCGAGGACTTTACCAATCAACCGTATATAATCCTTAATAATTATGAATACTGGGAAAATTATGACGATGAAAACACCTATCATGATCATAGAGGAAACCTCAAAATGACTGCTTTGATAAATACTGCGGAATTTACAAGAATTTATCCGCAGTATATTGATGGAAGTTCAAAAATAAAAATCATAAAAGACTGAGAGTTATTCTCGGTCTTATTTTTTTGCCTAAAAACAGTACGCAGGTGACAGAATTTAATGATATTTTATAGGAGGTGAAATAAAAATATGGGAACTATTGTAGCAATTATTGCATTATTGATCGGAAATGTGATCGGGATCGTTTTCGGAATTATATGGTCTTATCGTCCAACAAACGGCAGGCTGAAAATTACAAGTGACGATGATGGTACATACTGTTTTCTGGTTCTTAACGAACATCCCGACGAATTAAAGGATAAGGAAACGGTGACTTTAAAAGTTGAACGTACTCCGCACAGATAACACACTATTTTATGGACTGATGTCCTATTTATATTTTGAAAGGAGTTATCGAATATGGCTGATAACATAAGCGAACAGTTGGATGATGTAATTGAAAAACGATTGAAGGAATTTGATTACTACGATCTGGACAGCGAAAACACTAAGCAGGCGGTAGAGGCTATTGAAAAGCTCTACAAACTCAAAATCGAGGAACGTAAAGTCGAGGGAGAACTTTATGAAAAGCAGAAAACCCGTGAAAACGAGGAAGATGTGAAAAATAAAGAACTCCACGAAAAGAGAGTCGATCGTTGGGTAAATGGAGCAATAACGGTTGCTTCCACCGCTGCATCGTTAGTGTTCTATGGTATCTGGATGAACAAAGGATTCAAATTTGAAGAAACAGGTTCATTTACGTCAACAACGTTCAAAGGTTTATTCAACCGTTTCAGACCGATGAAATAAGAAACGGACAAAGTCAATGAGAGAAGTCGTGTGATTTACATGGCTTCTTTCTTTTTTTTTCGGAGGAAAATATGAGATATCACTATAAAAAGCCTGCAATATACGCATCGATGTACGGACAGCTGTACATTTGTGACCATCCCGTTTACAGCAGATGTACTTTATTCAAAATAAACGACAAGGGGCTTGCTGTTATTCAGCAAAGGCATAATAGTGACGAAAAAACAACATATTGGAGCGAAATGGACCCATGGATAGCCGATGATATTTATTTAAATATCGGTTTTAAGACATTTTTTGATAAGCGTTCGGGAAAATGTATAAACGGTTTATATCCGACGGTGACGGTTCGTCAGATAATGTGGGCGCTAAGGATGAAGCCCATAAAGAAAGAACGCTGGGAAACGGTGTTTGACAGGCGGGATATATGAGTGCGTATTTTACAACTGCTATAATGAGAGGAGGGTGTAATTATGTTTGATTCTATTCGATATCAAATAGCTCTTTATTATGCGAAGAAGGTAGAAAGAGAAATGGTAAAGGGAAATTTTGAAGCGATTATAAAAGGCTTGAAATATCTTAAAAAATCTGTTTTGATTGTTCCGCCTTCACATGAATTGAGAGAATTTGGAAAGAAAATAAACGAAGTCGTAGAATTACACGACCCTAAAAAGAAGAATTGAGTCGCTAACAACGACTCTTTTCTTTTGCGCATTAAAAACACATTCCTTTATGGAAACTATTGTTTTGAAAGGAGAGCATTATGGACGAAATGAAATTAAAATTGACATCAAATCTTATGAGAGGTTTTGTTAGTAAAATAATCTCTAAACTTGTATATAAGCAATTTGGATATCGAGCAGATATTCGTCTTAATGATATTCAAGTTAAGATTATTGATGGAAAAGCAAACATTCATATAGATGTCGATGGCGAAATGGAAAATGAGGATTTTGTTAAATTGATAAAATCGATAGATTCCAAACAAGATGGAGCTTAAGGAAACTTAGGCTCTCTTTCTTTTTTACGCGAAATTTACAAGGTGTATTATGAGAAGTGGTTAGCTCAGGTGGTGAGAGCAACACCCGATAAAGGTGTGGGTCACGGGTTCGACTCCCGTACTATTTCTTTTATATTTTCATTTTTGAAAGGAGAATTTTTATGAATGTCATGCAAAAATTCATCAACAAGTCCGGTCAGTTTATAAGAAGAAATTCTTCAGCTATACTGACCGTCATCGGTGCTGTCGGGGTTATAGCAACTGCAGTGACAGCTGTAAAGGCAACACCGAAAGCTCTTGAACGTATCGAGGAGGCTAAAACGGAAAAAGGCGAAGAGCTTACAAAAGTCGAGACGGTTAAGGCTGCGGCGATATGCTATTTACCCTCGACGGTAATTTGTGCAGCTACATTGACCTGTATATTCAGCGCCTCCATACTTGATCGGAAACATCAGGCTGTTCTTACAAGTGCTTATGCGGCACTTGATCAGTCTTATAAGAAGTATCGTGCCAAGGTCAAGGAACTGTACGGTGATGACGCTGACGGTAAAGTCAAATGTGAGATAGCAAAAGATGAGCTTGAGAAGCAGGAAATCGTCAGAAAGGATAATGATAAAATCTTGTTCTATGATGATTACTCGGGGCAGTATTTTGAGTCGGATATGGAAACCGTACTGAAAGCCGAATACATGGCGAACAGAACTATTATGACTGAATGCTATTGTACTCTTGCTGAATTCTATACATATCTCGGACTTACCGTCAATGATGAATCATATAAGTACATCGGATGGACATGCGAGGATCTCGGTGAATGGACCGGTAACTATTGGCTGGATTTTCATAATGAAAAAACAGTCATGAATGACGGCCTTGAAGCGACCATTATATGGTATGATATCAGCCCCATGTACGAATATCTAAGCGAATATATTGATATTCCGGATGACATCGTGAAAAGGTTTGAAAATACAGAAAAAGAGCTTGTATCCTGTTAAACGCTAAAAATACACATTATTTAACGAGGAGGTGATCGCATGAAGGCTAATACTTTAACGATACTCGGTATTATTGCAACCATTGCCGGCGGAGCTGCTACGCTCTTAGGTAATTGGGTATCAGATAGAAAGACCGAAGAGATGATCGAAGAAAAGGTGCAGGCGGCACTTACAGAAAAAGAAGAGAACGAAGAAGAGGCTGAATAAGACTTTGGAAGAGAGTCATATTTAGCTCTCTTCTTTCTTTTCCGATGAAAGGAGTTTATATTTATGAAAAAAGTTAATTTTGCGGGTCTTGCTAATATGGCAAAGCACTTTATAGCACATTACAGCTCCGAAATACTTGTGGCAACGGGTATTGTCGGTATGCTTACGACTACTGTAATTGCTGTCAGAGCAACACCTAAAGCACTTCGTCTCATTGAAGAGGCAAAAGAAGAAAAGGGTGAAGAGCTTACAAAGCTTGAAACTGTTAAAGCCGCCGCAAAGGTCTATATTGCCCCGGCAATAACTGCAGCGACATCGACCGCTTGTATTATCGGTGCGAGCAAGATAAACCGCAAAAGAAATGCGGCACTTGCGACCGCTTATGCGCTATCTGAGGCGGCACTTAATGAGTATAAGGACAAAGTTGTCGCTACTATCGGCGAAAAGAAAGAACGGGAAATACAGGATGCTATCGATAAAGATGACATCGACCGAACACCCGTTCACACCAAAGAAGTGTTTATCACCGACAAAGGTAATACACTTTGCTATGACGTAATGTCCGGCAGATATTTCAGGTCAAGTATGGAAGCTCTCAAAAGTGCTGTTTGCGATCTGAATTTTCAGATGATGGACGACGTGTGGGTATCCTTAAACGATTTTTACGATGCGATCGGTCTTAAGAATACTCAAAACGGCGACTTGTTAGGCTGGTCTGTCGCAGACGGTAAGATACAGCCGAGATTTTCGTCACAGTTATCAGAACGCGGCGAACCATGTTTGGTGCTTAAATACAACATTGCACCGTCGTATAATTATCGCAGTCGGTAACACGCGAAAATAACAATGTGTGTTATGGAAATAAATCCAAATTATATTTTTGAAAGGATGTATTATCATGGAAGAGATCATGAACAATGAACCTATCGAAAGCGTAGAAGAGGAAACAGCTTTGACTGTTCCCGAAACTGAGGAAGAAGCAGTTCTTGACTCGAACGAAAGTTCAGGTGTAGGAGCGCTTGCCATCGGAGCAGGTATCTGCGGACTCGCCGTAATCGGCGCTGTAACCGTGGGTAAGGCTACATGGAAGCACGTTCTTAAACCTATCGGTCGTAAGATCAAGGGCGCATTCACCAAGGAAAAGGAACCCGAAGCTATTGTTGAGCCTATCGTAGTGACAGAGTGCAGTAACGAAGATGATGCTGACGAAACAGAAGAATAATTGATTTATTCTGACGGGGAGGATACCTATAACAGGGTATCTTCCCTTTTATATTTTGAAAGGAGAAAACCTATGCTTGTTAAATGTCCTGAATGTGAACATCAGGTCAGTGATAAAGCGGTGTCATGCCCTCATTGCGGTTATCCGCTGGTAAAGCAAGAAGAAGCACCCAAACGGCGTTCAGCCAAAAAGCGTATGAGGCTGCCTAATGGTTTCGGTCGAATAGCCGAGATAAAAGGACGCAATCTGCGTAACCCGTTCAGAGCAAGTGTTACGGTAGGGCATGATGAGTTTGGACATCCGATTGGCAAACCATTACAGCCAAAAGCATATTTTGCAACATACAATGAGGCTTATGCGGCTTTGGTCGAATACAATAAAAACCCATATGACCTCAGTCCGTCGATAACAGTTTCCGAACTATATGCAAGATGGTCAAAAGAATACTTTAAAACTCTCAAAACTTTATCGAGCGAGCGAACGATAACCGCCGCATGGAAATACTGTTCATCGGTTTACAATATGCGAGCTGTTGATATTCGGGCAAGACACATAAAGGGCTGTATGGAAGAAGGAACCGCCATAGTTAAGGGCGAAGTGAAGCATCCAACACCAAGTATCAAGTCCCGAATAAAGTCTGTATTCAATCTTATGCTTGATTATGCTCTTGAGTTTGAACTTGTCGACAGAAATTATGCACGAACGTTCGAGATATCGAAAGACATCATCAGAGAACGTGAAAAAGCTAAGCGAGGTCATATTCCATTCACCGATGATGAAATGCAGAAACTATGGGATAATGTTGATAAAATCAGTTATGTTGACGTTGTTCTCATACAATGTTATTCCGGTTGGCGACCACAGGAACTGGGCTTGATAGAACTCAAAAATGTCGACCTTGAAAACGGGACTATGATCGGCGGCATCAAAACTGAAGCCGGCACTGATCGTATTGTTCCAATACACTCAAAGATAAGGGAACTCGTGAAAAAAAGATACGATGAGGCTGTTAGGTTAAAAAGCAAATACCTGATTAATTGTGCCGAGGGGAAAAACAGCAAAACATTGAGTTATGAGAAATATTCGGGACGATTTATCAAAATAAGAGACAGACTCGAATTGAACCCCGAACATCGTCCTCATGATGGTCGTATGCAGTTTATAACACAAGCCAAAAAGTACGGTGTAGACGAGTATGCGATAAAGTATATTGTTGGTCACGCTATTAATGATGTGACCGAAAAGGTCTACACCAAAAGAGAAACTGCTTGGCTGAAATCAGAGATCGAAAAAATCAAATAAGGAGGCGTTAATATGGAAAACTATTCAAACCCGACAAAGAAAAATGAGGTTTCTGTTGTTTCCGATAAAAAGATAGTTCCAAAAGCTAACGGGACTATAAAAAAGAAATCGGAAGCAGGAAAACTCGCAGGCTTATTCGTTGCCGGTGATCTTGCGTCGGCAAAGTCGTACATCATAGAAGATGTTCTGATACCGACCATTAAAAATGCTGTATCGGAAATGGTGAGGAACGGAATTGATATTCTTCTGTTCGGTGAAGTACGAAAAGGCGGCAACAATCGTTCTACCGCATCAAAAGTCTCATATACGAACTACTACAACGGCGGTTCTTCGACAAGAAATTCAGATCGTTCGTCAAACAATTGCAGCTATGACGATATTATATTTCCCAGCCGAGGAGATGCGGAAGTCGTTCTTGATGGCTTGAACGAGATAATACAGGCTTATGGTTTTGCATCAGTTGCAGATTTATACGAGCTCGCTAATATCACATCGGGCAATTACACCTACGCCAATTACGGCTGGACCGAGATAATCAACATCTCGCCAGCAAGAGTGCCCGAGGGTTATATCTTAAGATTGCCAAGAGTGACACCGTTTATGAAATAAGGAGAAAAAACCAATGATAAAAAAGAAACGAAAAGTACCCGACCTGATATTTGACGATCGTGCCGATGCAATGGATGCTCTTAAGACATTGAACCACTTGATCGTTCAATATGGCTCAGCTTCCGTGGTCGATATGTACAAAGTTGCCGGAATGTCGACAACCAATACGGACGATATCGACTACGGCTGGACATCACCGATTTATATTTTGCCCGAGGAAATGTCGGAGGGCCATATTTTAAGATTCCCACAGCCTAAATCACTTGTAAGAGAAAGGAAAATTTGTCATGAATAAGAATGAGATCATCGCAGCAGTAAATTCCAAGGTATCCAAGCTTGGTTTTAAATTTAGAAAACATTCACCCGAGATATTTATCATCTCAGGAATTGTCGGAGGTATCGCTGCCGCTGTAATGGCTTGCACAGCAACAACAAAGGCCGGAAAGGTTATCGACAAGGCTAAAGATGACCTTGATATGATACACGCTGCAATTGACGGCCGTGTTCCCGCAAAGGAAAACTATGCCGAAGAGGAAAGCAAGAAGGATATTACAAAGGTGTATGTAAGCACAGGCTTATCACTCGTAAAGCTTTATGCTCCTGCTGTAGTTCTCGGAGGATTGTCCATTACCGCTATTTTATATTCCAACAACATTCTCAGAAAGAGAAACGTTGCTCTGGCAGCCGCTTATGCGACTGTTGACAGCAGTTTTAAGGACTACCGAAATCGTGTGATCGAGCGTTTCGGTGACGAGGTCGATAAAGAACTCAAATACAACATAAAACCGCTTACGGTTCAGGAAAAGACGGTCGATGAGAATGGCAATGAGGTCGTAACCGAAAAGACGGTTAAGGTTGCCGATCCGGGCGAACATAATATGTACACGAGGATATTTGATGAGAGCAGCTACTACTGGTCAAAGACACCGGATTACAATCAGATGTTTCTTATCGGAAGAGAAAGATACGCAAATGACAAACTTAATGCACAGGGATATCTCTTCTTAAACGATGTTCTTGAAATGCTTGACCTCCCAAAGACAAAGGAAGGTCAGATGGTCGGTTGGGTAAAGGACCCGAAGATAGGCAGAGATGATTATATCGACTTTGGCATTTTCAATGCTAATAAGAAGTCAAACCGTGATTTTATCAACGGATACGAGCCGTCGATCTGGCTCGATTTCAATGTTCAGGGGAATATTCTTGATCTTATGTGAAGTATAATTACCGATACTTATGACATAGGCAGCGGTAATATGTATCAGGATATTCTCGATTATCCTCAATACATATACAAACTATGGCCATGTATAAAGGAGGAGATAGATTTATGAATACTACTTTAGGGTTTATATTTTCGATTGCAAGCGGTATTTGCCTTGCAGGAGGCATCATGATATTGGCAAAGGAGCGAATCTGACATGGACGGTTTCGAGAATTTTATATATGCGCTTGACTGCATTATGGACACACCGAGAAAACGTCATATCATAGGAGGCATTCTTTTGAGTGCCTCGTTTCTTTTTGGCGGACTGTCCATTACCGTTTTTACGATAAAGAACGAGGAGGGAAAATAACATGAAAAAAGGAACTGCGGTGCTGCTGTTTGTGATAGGAGCGGCAATTGGTGCGGGCGTTACTTGGAAACTTGCAAAAACCAAGTATAAGGCTATTGCTGATGAAGAAATCGCGTCTGTGAAGAAAGCATATCATACCACAAATGAGGTAAATATCCCAACCCCAGTGTCTTCCGAAGAAGTTGCAAAGGCTACTAAAGACTATATCAATATAGTTACCGAATCGGGATATTCCGGTGAAGATTACCCCGCACCATATGTGATCTCACCTGACGAGTTCGCAGAGGATTATGAATTTGACACTGTTGATATAACCTATTTTGCAGATGGTGTTCTTTGTGACGAAAACAACGTCCCTTTGGAGGATATTGAGAACACTATCGGCAACGATGCCGTAAGACACTTCGGCGAATATGAAAATGATGCTGTGTATGTTCGTAATGAACGTCTTAAGTGCGATTACGAGATGCTTCGTGACGAACGCAAGTATGCTGATCTCAAAAGGAACAGACCTAAGGAGGAATAATGAAAACAGACGAGTTAATGGGACAGTATTTCGGGTGGTTATGCTCGAAAGTTGAATGTCCCGCAGAATACAGTAAACTTATGTCATATCTGTTTGATAAGACCTTTGTTTACACAATAGGTATGGACGCAAACCGAGCGGAGGACGGTATCGATCTTCGATATACATTCGGCGAGGAAGATGATATTGACCCAAGGATCATATCTTCGGTCATTGATGACCGACCTTGCTCCATGTTGGAAATGATGGTGGCACTCGCTATAAGATGCGAAACTCACATCATGTCCAATTCCGAATACGGCGACCGAACCAGTGAATGGTTCCGGGGAATGATAGATAATCTTGGCTTAAGCTATATGACCGATGACTGCTTTGATCATCGACAAGCAGAAAAAGCTATTGACCGCTTATTGACCCACCGGTACGCCAAAAATGGCGCGGGTGGATTATTTACCGTAAAAAGCCGTTCACACGATATGCGAACGGCCGAAATCTGGTATCAGATGTGCTGGTATCTTGATACTGTTATATAAGGAGATATTATTATGGAACTCAACAATTTCAATTTTATTCAGGCGCAGAGCATTGTAAATCAGACTATTATCAAGTCAGTAATGAAGCTTGCTGAGGATACGGCTTCTGTTACTAAGTCAGCCAAAACAGCCAAGAGCCGCAGTTCGTTCGCTGTTATGCTCACAATCGCTGCTTCAGCGTTTATTATTGCGGGGGTAAAAAGCGTGACAGAAGAAACTGAACGAAAAATCAAAAGGCTCGAAGATGAGATAGAGGAGCTTAAGAGAGGGGAATAAAGGGTGATAGACTTTTTGATGATATCCACACGGTCTACAAAACGTGGAGTAATCGAAATATACCCCAAGTTCATCATTAAAAAGTCAAACGACCTCATGATCCGAGGCGGCGACTTTTATGCCATTTGGCTGGAAGATCGCCGGCTATGGTCAACAGATGAACAAGATGCTTTGCAGCTCATTGATCATTTACTTGATGAGTATGCAAAGGAACACCGTCAGAAATTTGACTCTGACGTAAAAGTTCTTCATATGTGGGACTCCGAGTCGGGCATGATAGATTCATGGCACAGATATGTTCAGAAGCATCTGCGTGACTCGTTCCACACATTGGACGAAAGACTTATATTTTCAAATACAACGGTCACTAAGACCGATTATGCAAGCAAACGACTTCCTTATCCGTTGGAATCCGGTGATATTTCGGCTTATGAGCAGATCATCGGAACATTATATTCCGAAGAAGAACGCCGTAAGATCGAATGGGCGATCGGTGCTGTTGTCAGCGGAGATTCAAGGCATATTCAGAAGTTTATGGTTCTCTATGGTTCAGCAGGAACAGGTAAGTCAACTATTCTTAACATAATTCAGATGCTGTTTGAGGGTTACTACTCGGTCTTTGATGCAAAAGCATTGGGGTCGAGTAGTAACTCTTTTGCTTTGGAGGCGTTCAAGGCAAATCCATTAGTGGCAATACAGCACGATGGTGACTTATCGCATATCGAAGATAACACACGTTTGAACAGCCTCGTTTCACACGAATTGATGACTGTAAACGAGAAGTTCAAGTCGACCTATTCCAATCAGTTCAAATGTTTCCTGTTTATGGGTACGAACAAGCCTGTAAGGATAACCGATGCAAAGTCGGGTCTTATACGAAGACTTATAGACGTATCACCGTCGGGAAACAAGCTTTCGTATGCTGAGTATAACTCGGCTATGAAAAAGATAGAGTTTGAGCTTGGCGCTATTGCCAGCCATTGTCGGGACGTGTATCTCGAAAACAAGAATTTGTATGACAATTATATTCCGACAGCTATGCTCGGTGCGTCAAACGATTTCTACAACTTTGTCATTGACAATTATTATATTTTCGAGAAAGATAACTCGACGACCCTCAAATCGGCATGGGCAATGTATAAGGACTACTGTGAAGATGCAAAAGTTGCGTATCCGATGTCACAGCGAGCTTTCAAAGAAGAGCTCAAGAATTATTTCTATGAGTTTGAAGAGCGGCACGCTATGGATGACAATTCAAGGGTCCGTAACTATTATTATAGATTCAGAAAGGAGAAGTTTGAGCCGTCCGAAGACGAACCTGAACCACTCGTTTCTCAGCCGAAGCTGATCGACTTTAACTCGATTGAGTCTGTATTTGACCGTGAATATGCCGATTGTCCTGCGCAGTACGGTTCAGACGCTGAAACCCCAAGAAAGAAATGGGCTGACGTAAAAACCAAGCTTTCCGAGCTTGACACAGGTAGGCTCCATTATGTAAAAGTTCCGGAAAATCACATAGTCATCGACTTTGACATTCCGGACGAAAACGGCAATAAATCACTCGAAAAGAACCTTGCAGAGGCGAGCAAATTTCCTCCTACTTATGCCGAATTGAGCAAAAGCGGACAAGGAATACATCTGCATTATATCTATTCGGGGGATGTATCAAAATTAAGTCGTATTTACGGCGAACACATCGAGATAAAAGTGTTTACAGGCGGAAGTTCATTAAGACGAAAATTGTCAAAGTGCAACGACCTGCCTATAAATGTTATATCTTCAGGTTTGCCGCTGAAAGGAGACGGCAAGATGATAAATTTTGATGGGATAAAAAGCGAAGCGGCGTTACGAACTCAGATAATGCGAAATCTCAACAAAGAGATCCACGCTGCAACAAAGCCAAGTATCGATTTTATATACAAGATACTCGATGACTCATACAACAGTGACCTGCATTACGACGTGTCAGATATGAGAAATGCAATCATTGCATTCGCTGCAAACAGCACACATCAGGCGGATTATTGCCTGAAGCTCGTCAATAAGATGAAATTCAAGTCTGAAGAGCAGTCCGAAAACTTCGATGCCGACAGCGGAAAAATTATATTTTACGATATTGAAATTTTCCCAAACTTATTTATAGTTTGTTGGAAACTCGAGGACAAGCCTGTTGTAAGAATGATAAACCCCAAACCGGCGGAGATCGAGGCATTGATGCGGTTTAAACTTGTCGGTTTCAACTGTCGCAAGTATGATAACCATATCATGTACGCCGCTCTTATGGGCTATACAAACGAACAGCTTTATAAGCTTTCGCAGAAAATCATATCAGGTGCTCCCGATTGTTTCTTCGGTGAAGCTTATAATATGAGCTACACCGATATTTACGATTTCGCTTCCGCAGGCAACAAAAAGAGCCTTAAAAAGCTTGAGATCGAAATGGGCATTCATCATCAAGAACTCGGTTTGCCTTGGGACAAGCCGGTGCCAGAAAAGCTATGGGTAAAAGTCGCCGAATATTGCGATAACGATGTTATAGCGACCGAGGCGGCATTCAATTACCTTAAAGCCGATTGGACAGCACGCTGTATTCTGGCGGATCTGGCTGAAATGACAGTCAACGATACAACTAATTCGTTGACTACAAGAATTATATTCGGCAGGAACAGAAAACCTCAAAGCGAGTTTCATTATCGTAATCTCGCCGAACCTGTCAAAGAACTTGACCCCGAGGTATTCGACTTCCTGAAAGAAGCCTGTCCCGAAATGATGGCTGAAAAGCACGGGGCGGCTGATATTCCGTTTAATGCCGAAGACAGCTATTTGCCCTATTTCTGGGGTTACAAGTATGAATTCGGTAAATCGACCTATCGGGACGAGGAGGTCGGTGAAGGCGGTTATGTATACGCCGAACCTGAAATCTACCTTGATGTAGCATTACTCGACATCGCATCGATGCACCCTCATAGTCTTATTGCCGAATGTCTGTTTGGTGTCAAATTTACGACAGCGTTTCGTGATATTGTTGAAGGTCGTGTAAGCATTAAGCACGAGGCTTGGAATATTGTCGACAATATGCTTGATGGTAAGCTCAGACCTTATATCCGAAAAGTAATAAACGGTGAAATGACATCAGACGAGCTTGCAAATGCTTTGAAGACGGCGATCAACTCTGTTTACGGTCTTACGTCAGCAAAGTTTGAGAACCCATTCAAGGATCCTCGAAATGTTGACAACATCGTTGCTAAGCGTGGTGCGTTGTTCATGATAGACCTCAAACATGAGGTTCAGGCACGAGGTTTCACGGTCGTACATATCAAGACTGACTCTATAAAAATTGCCAACGCAACACCCGAAATTATTCAGTTCGTATATGACTTTGGCTTGAGGTATGGTTATACCTTTGAACACGAGGCTACATACGACCGAATCTGTTTGGTGAACGATGCAGTTTATATTGCCAAATATGCCACTGTAGAAAGATGCTGTGAGCTCTATGGCGAAGAGTACGTCAACCGTTCCAAGGATAATGTCAAGAAAAACAAGAAGAAACCCGGAAAATGGACTGCGACCGGAACACAATTTCAGGTGCCATACGTCTTTAAGACACTGTTCAGTAAGGAAGACATTGAGTTTGAGGATATGTGTGAAACAAAGTCAGTTCAGACAGCACTATATTTGGACATGAACGAGAGTTTGCCTGAAAATGAGCATGATTACCACTTTGTAGGCCGTGTCGGTCAGTTCTGTCCGATGAAACCCGGAACGGGTGGAGGACTTCTTCTTCGTGAAACCATAAACTCAAAGACAGGCGAGCATGGTTATGCATCGGCAACGGGAGCAAAAGGCTATCGCTGGATGGAGAGCGAGATGGTCAGAACTCTTGGCAAAGAAGCAGATATCGACAGAACATATTACGACAAGCTTGTAAGTGACGCAATTGACAGCATAAATCAATATGACCACTTTGAATGGTTTGTTTCCGATGACATATCGGAGCAGTTAAGACGACCATTTTGATAAAGTTATATTTTAAAGGAGATTTTTAATATGGAAAACAACAAACTCGTTTCTATCGAAAACACGAGATTTATATTTGAAACCAACTTCTCAGGTGATCCGAGAAGAGATAAGTACGGTGACACCAAGCGTTATGTGAATGTCGTCATTCCGGAGGAGATTGCTTGTGAGTTAAGTGATGAGGGGTTCAACGTGAAATGCACAAAGCCCAAAGAAGACAGCGACTTTGAAAAGACCTACTTTATAAAGGCTAATATCAAGTATGACTCCAAGTATCCTCCGAGAATCTATCTCGTATCAGGTGATAATCCACCCGAGCTTCTGGACTCGGAATCTATATGTACTCTTGACCAGATGTACATAAGAAACGTAAATGTTATACTCAGCAAGTATTATAAGGCTAACAACGACAAGCGTTCTTTCTATGTTCGCACAATGTACGTTGAGCAGGAGCTTGACAATGACCCGTTTGCGGCTCGTTACAGACGATAATTTATATTTGCACAGACTGTTGCGGCATTCGCTGCAATGGTCTTTGCAGGAGGTGATAAAATGAGCTTTTTGTTTGATTATCAGGTCGATGCTATAAAGCACATGAAAAACGGCTGTATTCTTTGCGGAGGAGTTGGGAGCGGCAAGTCAAGAACCGCCATCGGGTACTATTTTCTGAAAAACGGCGGCAAGCTTGATGATTACAGACCTATGAAGAAAAAGCAGGACTTATACATTATTACAACAGCACGAAAGCGTGATAGCCTCGAATGGGAGGGCGATCTTACACCATATTTGTTATCAAATGAAGACGGCGTATGTATCGACTCTTGGAATAATATTCAGAAATACAAAGATGTCCACGGTGCGTTCTTTATATTTGACGAACAGCGAGTTGTCGGTTCGGGTGCCTGGGTCAAAGCGTTTCTGAACATTACGCGTAAGAATGAATGGATACTTTTGTCCGCTACGCCGGGCGATAGCTGGAGCGATTATATTCCGGTATTTGTTGCGAATGGTTTCTACAAAAACAAGTCGGACTTTATACGGCAGCATGTGGTGTATAATCACCGATGCAGCTTTCCAAAGATAGACAGGTATGTTGATACGAACAAGCTCGTTCGGCACAGAAATGATATTTTGGTGGATATGGACTTCAACAGAAAAACGATATCACACGATATTCCCGTTCGTGTTGAGTACGATGTTTTGACCTACAAGGACGTTTCAAAACGAAGATGGAATATTTACACAGATGAGCCTGTCGTAAATGCGGCAGGACTTTGTTATACACTGCGAAAGTGTGTAAATACAGACGATTCACGGCAGGTGGCAATACTTGAACTGCTTGATAAACACCCAAGAATGATCATATTCTACAATTTTGATTACGAGCTTGATATTTTAAAGGCGTTAAGCTATGGAAATAAGGTCAAAACTGCTGAATGGAATGGGCATAAACATGAACCCACGCCCAAGACGAAATCATGGGTATATTTCGTTCAGTACACAGCCGGCGCAGAGGGGTGGAACTGCATCACTACCGATACGATCGTATTTTTCAGTCAAAACTATTCGTATAAGATAATGACGCAGGCAAAAGGACGTATCGATCGTCTTAACACCCCGTATAAGGATCTGTACTATTATCATCTCAAATCGTCTGCACCAATTGACATTGCTATTGGCAGAGCGTTGGCAAACAAGAAGAATTTTAACGAAAGAAAATTTTGCGAGGGATAAGAAATGAGGGTAGATGAAAAAATACACTTTATAGGCAAATGTCATTCATGCGAATACAAATTCAGGATCAACGATTCCGATTATCAGGACGGCGTTGAAATTGATATTTTCGGACGTCAGCTCTTTCGCTGTCCGAATTGTAATGGGATCGCCGAAATACACGAGGAGGGAAAATCATGCGTAAAAGTGATATATTGATACTTTTGGCTATGACATTAAATATTATAATGCCTTTTAATGCACCAAAGAACAACGATATTCAACCTACAGCAGAAACGATCAACGAAGTTTATATTTATGAAGCCGTTCCTGTTCCTGTTTATGTGACCGAAACAATCGAATCATATTTCGAGATGCCCGAGGAGGAAACGCCCGACATTCAACCGCAGGAGATAAACGAAGATTTCAACATTCTTTCACCAAGCGGATATGACTGTGAGCAGCTTTTATATTCTGTTCAGGACGAATATCGCTATGAAATGGCTGAAAATGTCCCCACGATCCTTGAAGCTGAAGAAAAGTATGGCATTAATGCTTTATATTTGATGTGCAAGCTCGGTCTGGAAAGCGGTTGGGCTAAATATCCTTCGGGTGAGAATAATCTGGGAGGTTGGACGAATGCCGATGGGTCATATATGGATTTTGACAGCGAGGAAGAGTGTATTATGCATATAGCTGAGAATCTCTCGACCGAGTATAAAGAGAAATCGGGAACAAGACTTGCAGATGTATGCGAGCGATATTGCCCGAGTGACGGATATTCCGAAACACTCATTGACATTATGGTCGGACGCAAAGAAAAAATCGAAGAAATGGAGGTATAGTCCGATGAGTTACGAATATGACCGGTATTTGCAGCAGCATCGAAACAATGTCAAAAGAGGTTTTGAATGGCTTCTGACAAATTTGCCGACTGTTCTGACAGGACAGCCCGATGCAAGCTGGCAGATCATATTTGACCATGATTCGTCAAAGAACAATGATGATGAATACTTGGCTTATGACGCCTATTTCTATGGTAACAATCGTTCGTATGAGGTAACGGAAGAATTTAAAAGAGCATGGCTTCTTCACATTCACCGAAATCCGCACCATTGGCAGTATTGGGTGCTCAATAACGATGATCCGAATGAGGGCGAAGTTATCCTTGATATGCCATATAATTACATTATCGAGATGATATGTGACTGGTGGTCATTCAGCTGGCAAAAGGGCGATCTCGGAGAGATATTTAATTGGTATGATGAACATTCCGATTACATAAAGCTTTCTCCCAAGACAAGGAAAACTGTCGAGGATATTCTTGAACAGATGAGAAACCGACTTGGATTGAATACACTTGCACATCATGGCATCAAAGGTCAGAAGTGGGGAGTAAAAAATGGTCCGCCTTATCCGCTTGACAAAGCTGAAAAACATGATACAATAGTAGAAGAAGCAATAAAGTCGGGCGAGGTTTCTACAAAAATCAATCGTGAAAAACAGCTTAGGCATACAAAAACATATCATACACCGGGACGAAGTTATCTGGATGGTGATCTGGATTTTGCACAGGAGCTGGTAAATGAGCATGGCGGAAAAGGAAGACCCATATATGACGGTAATGGAAACTGGACTCATCAAGAACGTGTCACAGCTGAAAAAATTATAGGAACACATGTTAATAAAAATACTTTAGAAGAAACCAAAACTGATAAAGCAATTATAACTTATTCAAAAACCGGTACTCATATATATCCGGCGCAGGAAAGGAAGGATAAAAAGTGAAAATAGATCAGTCACTTGAAGGCAAAAAAGTTAAAATACTCCACGAAAACGGTAAAATTTTTACAGGAACCGTTTTAGACTATATTTATCCGGATGATAATGAACCGGAAGGAGTAGCCGGGTTATTAATCGATGATTGTCCACAGGTATCATATCTATTGAGAATAAACGAAAATGAGATACAATCGGTAAAAATCGTAGATTGATTAACTGACCGATAATTTTGAAATCATAAAGGAATAAACCCCTATCAAATGCTCCGGATTGTGTAAAAGCAGTTCGGAGTATTTTTATGCCTCCGCGAAAAATGCAGGTTCCTTTATGGGAAACCAATATTATATTTAGGAGGATTTAAACTATGAAACTTTCTGAAATTAAAGTAAACAGAGCGACCTTGATGGACATCATTACCGATGATTCCGTGTACGCAATTGTTGAAGACAGATTCTGTCGTAGGGTATCCTATAAGGATTACTACAATGGACGTATAATAAATGGTACGAAGAAATGGATATTAATGCCTATCGGTGAGATTACTATTAAAGAACTTTTATCAGAAGAAACTATCATCGTTCAGATTACAGAATGAACGGAAACCCAAAACAAGACTCGGTGGAAACATCGGGTCTTACTTTTTATATTTTGAAAGGAGATATTTATGAACGCTATTAAAGGTTACAAAGTATTTAATTCTGATTGGACCTGCAGAGGATTCCAGTACAAGGTCGGAGAAACATTTACCCACAATGGAAACATCGAGATGTGTGGTAAAGGATTTCATTTTTGCCAGAAAGCAAGCGATTGTTTCAATTATTATGACTTCAACAGCAATAATAAGGTTGCTGAAGTCGAGGCTATCGGCTTGGTAGAAACCCGTGGAAATAAATCAGTTACCGATAAAATTACGATTGTCCGTGAGGTTTCATGGCAGGAACTTTTAACTATTGTAAATGAGGGGCATGATTGTACCGGATTATGCAATACTGGTAACCGCAATACGGGTAACTGCAATACTGGTGACCGCAATACTGGTGACTGCAATACTGGTGACTGGAATACTGGTGACCGCAATACTGGTAACCGCAATACGGGTAACTGCAATACGGGTAACCGCAATACGGGTAACTGCAATACGGGTAACTGGAATACTGGTGACCGCAATACTGGTAACCGCAATACTGGTGACTGCAATACTGGTGACTGGAATAGTTCAAATTATAGTACGGGTTTCTTCAATAATAAACAACAGCCGATTTATATATTTAATCAACCTATTGAAATACGGAGAGAAAATATTTACAGCATCAAAGGTTTTCAAATTCTTAGATGGAATTTTGAAAATTCGTGGTGGGTCTATTCGGAAAATATGACAGAAAAAGAAAAGGCCACACATCCTGAACATGAGACAACAGGCGGTTATATAAAAACAGTCGATTTCAAAACAGCTTGCGGTATGATGTGGAAAAAGCTTGATAATGAAGAGAGAGCGGCTGTAATTGAAATTCCAAATTTCGATGCTGATGTGTTTAAAGATATTACCGGAATTGATATAAAAAATAACTAATTTTATATTTTGAAAGGAGTAAAAAGTTATGAGTAAAAATGACAAAGGCATCAAGTTATCCCCGAAGCATGGCGTGAACCCGTGCATCCCTATCTGCTGTTGGTGCGGTAAGGAAAAGAATGAGATTGCTCTTCTCGGTAAATTAAAGGAAGATGCAGAGGCACCAAGAAATGCCGTTCTTGACTATGAGCCGTGCGAAGAATGTCAGGCTAAATTCGACCTTGGCGTTGTATTTATTGAAGTGACAAAAAAAAATCAGCCGTATAAGAACGTAATGCCTATCAAGGTGCAGAACGGAACCCCTTTTTATCCGACATTCAGATATTCGGTCATCAAACTTGAAGCTGCAAAAGAGCTGTTCAGAGATGAGACACTCGTAAACGGCTCACGGCTGCTTATTGAAGATGATTTATATTCAGAATTGGGTTTAGGTGATAAAAATGTATGATATAAACAAGCGTACAGAAATGTTATCAATAACAGTTGGCGAGTTGATAAATGAATTGTCAAAGCTTCCTACCGATGCAACTGTTACGTGCTGTGGTGATGATCATATATGGCTGCATATCGAAGATGATGATAGTTCGGTGTGTATCGATACTTGCGAACTTGATACTATATATCACGAGTATGCCGAAATATTTAAAAATGAAAAGGACGGTGCTGTCAAAAATGAGTAACGAAAGAAGAGATAAAGCCAGAAAATTCTTGGCAATGCTTGAACGAAAAATCGATAACTGGGACGAGAGGTCTTGCTTTACTGTGTGCGGTGTGAAAAATTTGAGCCGTTCAGATATGGACGACCTCATATTATACACGAAGCATTTCATAGAATACGGATATTTTATGGGACTTCGCGAACCGCTTGGAAGTGTTGCCGAGGTTTTGAAAAATGCTGATATTTACAGATGAATTGGAGGTCTACTATCAATGACTAATAAAGAAAAGTTTATTACCGATATGAAAGGTAAGCTCGGCAATGATATTTTTGTAACAGAGCTTGCAAACAAACTTGAAAATATAAATTTCTTTGTCGCTCCTGCGAGCATAAATCACCATGGAAATCACGACGGAGGCTTGTATGAACATTGCAGCGAGGTGACTTTTCAGCTCTTATATTTGACAAAACGACTGGATCTCACATGGAACCGTCCGGAAAGCCCTTATATTGTTGGAATGCTGCATGATTTATGTAAGTGCGATAATTACAAGAAATTGCGGTCACGGAGACCTAACGCAATATCTATGGGTTTGGGAAATGACGATGGCTGCTATGAAGAAAAATGGGAGTACAATAAAGACATTCTTCTTCCGGGTCATGGCGAGAAATCAGTAATAATTGCTCAGAATATCTATGGATATCTGACCGAGGAGGAGATCATGTGTATCAGATGGCACATGGGGGCTTTTGACGACAAGGCGAACTGGCAGTATTACAGCGGTGCTGTTGCTAAATATCCGAATGTTCTGTTCACTCATATTGCGGATATGATAGCATCTCAGATAAGCACGATTTGAAAAACGAAAGGAGAGTTTAATTATGAATCCTATCACAGTCGGACTCAGTGATGTAAAGAACGTAAAATTGGCAAAGGTTGAAGCGTACCAAGTAGGTGATTATTGGTATCTTCGGCTCGTCTACGAATACGAAAATACCAACGGAGATAAATTCAAACTGGAAATTCCTAAAATGGAGCTTCCCCTGAAACCGGATAGGTTACCCGATATTGTCCATGTATTCGATTATGATATACGTGTAGCTGTCCAAACTGCCCAGATAGATGCTTTGAATTGTGTTTCCCTTTTTCCGGGAATCATGACAGACACAGACGGTTCCGATTTCTCAGAAAAAAGTATTTATGCTATAAAACGAATTTCCAGACAGATGACAATTCAGGATATCGAGAAGGAACTTGGTTACAAAGTAAATATTATAAAGGAGTATTAAAAATATGGCTAATGCTAAGCAGTGCGATAGGTGCGGCGAATTTTACGTCGACATGCCAAAATCTGAAATTGATTTTTTGACCAATGAGTATGTGTATGTCACACCCTTGTCAACTATCGAGTCAATATCAGTATTCGGTACTGGATATGTGGAGCGTAACGTCGATTTAGATTTATGCCAAAAATGCCTTGACGAGTTTTGTGAGTGGATGAGACCGATTAACGAAAGAGCTTAGTGAAACTTAGGCTCGTTTCTTATTTATATTTGAAAGGAGATTTTTTTTGGCAATTCATATAAAGTCTGTGGACGAATTATCAATTTGTGTAAAAATTGAGGATAAAACATTAAAGTGTGCACTTAACACAGTTAATGCGGACTTAAAGGTCGGCGCTGACGTTTATACCATAGGTGAACTGGAGTTTGTATCTTTAAACTTTGAAAACGAGGAGGAATTTTACAAATTCAAAACAGTTATTGACAGAATTGCTTTTGAAGTGGAACATAAGGAGGTAGAAAAGCGTAAAACATGTCTGGAAATTTTTAATAAAGAACATACGGACGGGGTAAATCTGATTCTTCGGGGGTGTTGTAACGGATGCCCTTATAAAGAAGGATATATTTATTCCGAAGAATGCTTTTGCGTTATGCCATCAAAGCGACATATGACTGGCTATCAAAGGTGTATGGCATGCTGGAACCAAGTTGCAACGAGATATTATGACGAAAGGATGAAAGCAGATGATAAAAATTGAAAATACAGAAGTCGTTGGCTGGGAAGCTGCCATTCGAGGTATGCGGAATCCCCGTAATTCTTGGGAAAAGAGCGATAGTTACGAGAATTACACTGTCAGCTACGATAAAAATGAGATAACCGATGACGTGGTCGAGATAAGACATCCATATTATCGGGTCGGTGCTAATGATATAGACCTTATGAAAAAACTGGCTAAAGCAGGTACCGATCATCGTAAGTTCATGAGAATGGTTGTCGTGTATTGCGATATTACTGCTCCGCTGTATTGGTGGAAAGAGTTCGACACCTACAAGGTGGGGACGGTTGCAAACTCTTGTTCCACTATGCATAAAATCGCGGACAAGGAATTTACGCTGGAGGATTTTAGTTGTGAGCATCTTCTTGGTCTGATGTCTAAGGATGATGAGCGAACTGTTCCTATAATTGACGTAAGTCCGTATCATGACAAAATAATTATATATTCGCCAAATGGATGGCTTACCGGTACCATATATTTATTAAATGAATGCCGAAAATGGTATCTCGAAACCAACGACAAGAAATACTGGTGGCAGATGATACAGCTCCTGCCGAGTTCATACAATCAGAAGCGTACAGTTATGCTTAATTACGAGGTTATAGCTAATATGTACAAATCCCGTAAGAATCATAAACTTGACGAGTGGGTTGAACTGATGACATATTTTAAGGAAACCCTGCCATACAGTGAGCTTTTTACGGGAGAATGTAACTAAAAAAGAAATTTAATGAGGTGATAAAATGAATATGAAAGAATGGGCAAAAAGAGAAATTGAAATTGCTTGTGAGCGTGAACGAGGCAATAAAAATACAACCGAGTGGGATTACGGATGTGCCTGCTACAAAAGTGCTTTCAAGGCATTTGAGAGCCTTATGACCGATAACCATAGCGGTTATAGCATTAGCATCACAAAACATATTTTAAATTGCTTGATCGATGGTAAACCTTTAACCCCAATTGAAGATGTTTCAAGTGTTTGGAACAAGATTGTCGGAGATAATCCGAAAAAAGGTTATACCACATATCAGTGCAACCGTATGAGCTCATTATTTAAAGATGTTTATTCTGATGGCACTGTCAAATATAGCGATGTTGATCGTTTCCGTTGTGTCAATAAAGACAACCCAAACGGTGCAAGTTGGTCAAACGGGTTTATAACCAATCTTCTTAATGATCAATTTCCAATAACAATGCCATATTACCCCGATAGTCATTCTTGGGTTGTGTATTGTACGGAATGTCTTACAGACCCGGCAAATGGTGACTTTGATACTATTGGCGTTTTATATATTAAGAAACCGGATGGTGAACAAATTACAATAGACCGTTTCTTTAAAGACGGCAAAAATACTATGGTTGAAATTTCACGTGAAGAATATGAAACGCGTATGAACATAAGTAAGTTAAAGGAGAGAAAAAACAATGAATGCTAATGAATACCAGAAAGAATGTTTAAGAACCGAGCCACTTGCTGCCAAGATCTCTGGAACGACAAGACTTGAAAACGGTCTTATGGGGCTTAATGGCGAAGCAGGAGAGGCTGTTGATATTTTAAAGAAGTTCCTATTTCAGGGGCATGATCTTGATAAGGTTCATCTTGCCAAAGAACTGGGCGATGTCGCTTGGTATCTTGCTGTTACAGCTGACGCACTTGGGTATACTCTTGAAGAGATATTCGAGATGAATGTTGAGAAGCTGAGGACGAGGTATCCCGAAGGGTTCAGTGAAGAACTCAGCCGAAACAGAAAGAAAGGTGATATTTAAATACGCATGGAAAACAGCTTCCTTTATGGAAAGGAGGTAAATGCCAATGGATTATTTTCTGGCGACGAGCAATAAGCAGCTTGGAATTTGCTTGAGGATGCTTTATGCTGAAGGAATTCAGGGTTTTGTTGAAACGGTTCAATCACCGAAAGGCAAAATTGAATTTCACATCAGAATAAATGCGACCGATGAAGTTTTCAAGATGCTTAAAGATCGTTATGAGATTTTAATTTCGTGAGTTTCCGAAATTCCACAAAAAGTAGAGAGCTTTTAAACAAGGCTCTTTACTTTTCTGTTTTTCATGCTATAATTATATTTGAGGAGGCGGTATCATGAAAGTTAAATCAAGAATGGTTTGCCCTGTTAAGAAAAAGGATGGCAGTTGGACAACTGTCATAAAAGAATTTGAAGAGGATATTCCCGATCTCGGACGTCATTCGTTGATGTGCAATAAGTGTGGTGAAAAATCATATCCGGATTGTAAGGAATGGTGCCCCATTGAGAAGAATAATCGGGAAAGAGGATTGAGCTGAGATATTTTCTCGGCTCTTTTTTATACGCGTAAAAAAACATCTTCCTTTATGAAAGGAGTTGATATTTATGGGTATACATAAGAAAACTTGTGAGAAGATAAAAACACTTTATAAGAGCGGCTGGACAATTGCTGATCTTGCAAAGGGATTTAATCTTCGCAAAGGTATAATATTGGCTATTTGTAATAACAACTAAACACTAAAGGGCTTCGGTTAGAAATAATCGGGGCTCTTTGTTTTATATTTTAAGGAGCTGATAAAAATGTCTAAAATAGGCAAAGAGATGCCTGCTGAATATTCTGATAAGTTTGATGAACTTCGTCAGAACCGAGTTGAAACGTCGTTCTATAAATATGGCACTGCTAAAGACAATTTCGGAATGAAGCTGACCAATGCTGTCAAGAACCACGATCTTTGTATGAAAAAGTACGAAGAAACAGGTAATACCGAATATTTATGCGATGCAGCTAATTATCTCATGTTTGAATATATGTACCCACAGCATCCTAATGCCCACTTCAGGGCTACAGGTTCGTCTGAATCGGCAGGTATCGTTGACAGCTGCGTAAACGACCTGAAACGAGAAACCGAGGGGTATTATGACTGATAAAGAGATAGCGGCACTCATATATCGCAGACGTCAGCAGATACTTGTACATTCGGTTTTATATTATCGAATGAATGAAAACCTTATTGACGATGCAACGTGGAGCAGGTGGGCAGTCGAACTGGAAGATTTGCAGAACCGATACCCGGAGATAGCAAGGACAGTTCCATTGCATAAGGAGTTTGAGAATTTTGACCACTCCACGGGTTCCGATCTGCCTTTGGATAATTCCTGGGCAATAAACAAAGCAAAGTATCTTTTATATTTAAGGGGTGAGAGAGTTGGCTCGATTTAGTAAAAATCACGAGGGCTATCCCGACCCGACAGCCGGCGAAGCAATGCAGCATATTGAAGATGAGATGCGTGTGAAAAAGCTTCTTAAAATGATATTTGAGCTTTGTGACGTATTTGGGTTCAGGGTCGAGGGCAGGATCACATTTGTTGATAAAAGGACAAATAAGGTGTGGAAATGACACGCAGAAAAAACAAGTCTGTTTATGGAGGTGATATTTATGGCTTTTGTATTGAATGTAAAATGTACTTCAAACGAAGAAATGATCAAACTAAGAGAAATCGTACATTTAAGTTTGGTTGGCAGTCCGGCATATATAAACAGCGAAATTGCCGTTTGCGATCTGCAGGACGATGCCTTTACCTTAATTGTAGGTAATAACAATGATCATGACGTTGAGTACGATGTTCACAGTACAAATTTATTAAATCGCTGAGTGAAAACCAAACCCTGTGTAGAAATACATGGGGTTTTGCTTTTGCGCAGAAAAAACATATTCCTTTATGAAAAGGAGATGTTACAATGGAAAAACTAAAAAGATACATAAAAAAGACTTGGAAGAACAAGGCAGTTGCGTTGTTATTATTCATTATAGGTTTGATTACCTTGATGATCGAGAACGACTGTACAGTCCTGATATTCGTAACTATAGTCTTTGTAGTGCCTTTATGGCTTGCAAAACGTAACAAAATCGAATAGGTTTCGAGGGCGTTTGAAATACAGCGCCTTTGATTTTCAGCCCACTTTTGTTTGGTCTGCCCACTTTTATATTTGGGCAGGGAGCAAAAATCGGTAAAATAAACGCTAAACGTGAACAAAAAAGGCGTTTCTGCCCACTTTTTCTGGGTTTTTGCCCACTTTTAAAAACAAAACTGGGCACGCTTAAAGCACGTAGGTACGTCGTTTGCGGGCTTTCTGCCCACTTTCCCACTTTTTTCTTTAATTAATGTGAGAAAAAGTTTATATATTTATATAAATATGGCTTATAAAAGTGGGTTTCCGGGCAGAACGTATTTTTCAGTGAAAAGAGGTGAATTCCAATGAATAGTTTCAAACCATAGCAAAAGAGGATTACAGGGTGACCTCTTTTGTGTTTTTCTTGCAATTTAGATTTTGACGTGGTATAATATAGAAAAACTATATGGAGGTAATCGCTATGAGCAAACGTAAAGACGACTACGAAGAAGTTGACATTCAATATGACGGTGCAGGAAACGAGATACACGTGTTTGACGGACCTCTCGGAAAAGCATTTGTTAAAAAGCTGTCATCACTGGATTGGTTACCTACCGGCGAGGAGTATTGTCCGGATTGCCACAAACTGCTTACACATCGTGACGGATATTGGGAGTGCAGTATTTGCAAATACTCAATAACAGATGATGAAGCAGAAAATGGTGACGGCTATCCTACATTGGATTCAACTTATGAAGATGACTATGGTACATATTACGAAGATGATTCGTGTACCGATGACGAAGATGATGACAAATTAGAATGCGACAGTGGTTATGAAGATTACGATTATCACGAAGAATATTGAATAGTTGTCAGACGGGCTTGCACTTTCGGGTGCAGGCTCGTTTTTATTTATATTTGCTTCGCGAAAAAAACATGGTCTTTTATGGAGAGAATAGGAAAATCTTATTCTCTCTTTCTTTTATTTTTTTTTCGGAAAGGCTGGTGTAATAGTTGAAACAGGAACGGGATTTTCAGGCTAAACTTATCAAAGATTTAAAAAAGATATTTGAGGGTTGTCTGGTAATGAAGCTGGACTCAAGCTATATTCAGGGAATACCCGATCTTCTGGTTTTGTATAAAGATAAGTGGGCTACACTTGAATGCAAGAAATTCTCCAAAGCGGCTCGTCAGCCAAATCAGCCCTATTATGTTGACCTCATGAACAAAATGTCATTTTCACGATTCATTTGTCCCGAAAACAAAGAGGAGGTATTAAATGAACTTCAACAAACATTCAAATCTTGAGGGGCAGCATGCGTTCCTCGGGGCAAGCAAATATCACTGGATAAACTATAGCGAGGACAAGATAGCAGATGCATATAACAGCTTTGTAGCTGCTCAAAAGGGAACAGAGCTGCATGAGATCGCCGCAAAGCTTATAAAGAATGGAATACGTTTGCCAAAATCACCAAAGACACTTAATCAGTATGTCAACGATGCTATCGGGTTTAAAATGATACCCGAGCAGGTATTATATTATTCCGATAACTGCTTTGGTACTGCAGATGCGATCATATTTAAGGATAAGCTTCTGCGTATCCATGATCTTAAAACGGGTGTTACCCCGGCTCATATTGAACAGCTCCGAATTTATGCAGCTTTGTTCTGTTTGGAGTACCATATCAAACCCTCGACTATCGATTTTGAATTAAGACTGTATCAGTCCGATTCATACATTGTCGAAAATCCTGATGCAGAAGTGATTCTACCCATCATGGATAAGATCATCTCGTTCGATAAAATAATAACAAAAATTAAATCAGAACAGGAGTAATGGCTATGAATCCAACAGCAGACGATATTTTGATGCATTACGGTGTAAAGCGCCGTTCGGGTCGTTATCCGTGGGGAAGCGGCAAAGAACCTTATCAGCATTCCGCTGATTTTCTTGCAAGAGTGGAAGAGCTTCAGAAAATCTATCCCAAAGAAACCGATTTAGCTAAGGCACTTGATATGACAACTACCGATCTGCGTATGCAGCTCAAAGTTGCAAAGCATGAACGCCGTGAGCTCCTCGTGGCAAGAGCCAAGTCCTTGAGAGAAGACGGAAAATCTCTCAACGAGATTGCTGAAATGATGGGTTATGACAATGACTCATCTGTCCGCTCGCTCCTCAACGAGAATACAGCCGCTAAAAAGTCAATGGCAAGGACTACGGCAGATATTCTCAAGAAAGAGATCGAAGAAAAGAGTATGATCGATGTTGGTGCAGGTGTTGAAAGAGATCTCGGTGTATCGAGCGGCGTATTGAAAGAAGCCGTATTTATTCTCGAAACCGAAGGATACAATAAATATGGTGTCGGTATTCCGCAGGTGACCAATCCGGGTAAACAAACAATTACTACGGCATTGTGCGACAAGAACATCGAGTATAAAGATGCTATCAATAATCTTGGGGATATTAAGTCGGTCGTGAATTATTCTTCCGATGACGGCGGCCTTTCATACAAAAAGCTTCAGTACCCGGCAAGCATTTCCTCTGACAGAGTTAAGATACGCTATGGTGATGAGGGCGGTCTTGATAAAGACGGAGTTATCGAGCTTCGCCGTGGGGTTGAAGACCTTAGTCTCGGAAACAGTCACTATGCACAGGTACGAATCCTCGTAGACGGCACACATTACCTTAAGGGTATGGCTATGTATTCGGACGATATGCCTGACGGCTGTGACATCGTATTCAATACGAACAAACACAGCGGCACTGACAAAATGAAAGTGCTTAAGGAAATAAAAACAGATGATCCGGATAATCCGTTCGGCGCAGCTATCAAGGCAAACGGTCAGAGTATGTATCTTGATAAAAACGGAAACGAAAAACTTTCGGCTATCAATAAGATCAAGGAGGAGGGTGACTGGGATAAAATGTCCAAGAACCTCTCATCACAGTTCTTATCAAAGCAGCCTATGGAGCTTATCAATCGCCAGCTCAGACTTACATACGATGATGCCGAGGCAGAGTTCAAAGAGATATGTTCGCTTACAAACCCGACTATAAAAAGAAAGATGCTTGCCGATTTTGCAGACGAGTGCGACGGTGCAGTTGTACATCTTAAAGCGGCGGCTCTTCCAAGACAGCTCACACAGGTGATTCTCCCATTGTCGAATCTCCCGGAGAATGAGGTGTATGCACCGAATTATCAGAACGGTGAAAAGCTCGCCTTGGTAAGATACCCTCACGGCGGTACGTTTGAGATACCTGTACTCACTGTCAACAACAAGAACAAGTCGGGAAAGACTATCCTCGGTAATGTGACAGACGCGATCGGTATAAATGCAAAGGTAGCCGAACGCTTATCCGGCGCTGACTTTGACGGCGACCAGGTGATCTGTATCCCGACAAATGACAAGGTAAAGATCCAGTCAACCCCCGCTCTCAGAGGTCTGAAAGACTTCAACCCCAAAGAGCAGTATGCTTATCATGAGGGTATGAAGGTAATGACCAAGGCTAACACTCAGAAACAAATGGGTGTGGTATCTAATCTTATCACCGATATGACTTTGAAAGGCGCTACCGAGCAGGAAATAACCCGTGCTGTAAAACACAGCATGGTCGTGATCGATGCCGAAAAGCATAAGCTCGACTATAAGCAGTCCGAAAAAGACAACGGTATTGCCGAACTTCGGCAGAAGTACCAGGGCTATACCACCTCTGACGGTAAACATGTGGGCGGTGCATCCACTCTCCTATCCCGTAAAAAGCAGGACATACAGGTACCCGAGCGTAAAGGCAGCGGTATCATAGACCCCGAGACAGGCAAGGTGACTTACAAGGAAAGTGGTAGGACTTATGTGGATAAGAAGACCGGTAAGGTAGTCCGTGCTATGCATAAATCCAAGCTTCTTGCCGAAACCGATGACCTCCGTACCCTCTCGTCAGGCACAAAACAGGAAAACGCCTATGCCGATTATGGCAATAAGATGAAAGCCCTTGCAAACAGAGCCCGAAAAGAGCTTATGAAAAGGGAAAAAATAGAGTATTCGGCAAGCGCTAAAAAGGCTTATGCCTCGGAAGTTGATTCCCTGAACAGTAAACTGGCAATTGCTGAAATGAATGCGCCAAAAGAAAGGCGCGCCCAGGCAGTAGCCAATTCAAAACTCAAAGCTATGGTTCAGGACAATCCATCGCTCGCGAAAGATAAGAAAACTTTAAGAAAAATCGCAAACACAACGATACAGAACGAACGTGATAAAGTCGGTGCAAGCGGAAAGAACAGTCGGATCGACATTACCGATAAGGAATGGGAAGCCATTCAGGCCGGTGCGATAACCGACTCAAAGCTGTCAGCTATTCTTCGTTATGCAGATGCCGATAAAGTTAAAGAAAGAGCAATGCCAAAGACAAAAGCCAAGCTTACTACTGCAAAGCAGAACAAGATCAAATCTATGTCAAGCATGGGTTACACCAATGCCGAAATTGCCAAAGCACTTGGTGTGTCTACGTCCGCAGTTTCCAAATACTTAAACGGCGATAGTTGAAAGGAGTGAAACCAATAATGACTATATGTGCCCTTACTACAAAAGACAACCCGTTTGACCCATTCACACAATTTAATGAATGGTATAACTTTGACATTGACAAAGGTTACAATTCTTGCGGCTATTTAGACAGAATTGCTAACACTTCCGATCAATTGTCTGATGAAGAAAACGCTCGTGAAATTGAAAGAGCGATCGATGAAATCATTAAATACGATTTCATGAACAATTACAAGAAAGTTAAAACAACAGCCTGACCTCCACGGGAGGGGGCAAATAAAAAATACACCCCCCCCCTTATCGCCCCGGTCCTAAAAAAATCTCCGGAGGGATTTTTGGTGTAGTATTCAGGTGAGGAATGATTTGCTTTTGGTATTTGCAATTCTCCTTTCGGCTTATATCAGGTTCACAAAGTGGATGTCCTCGCTTGAATTCTACACCAAAAGTATATTTATAGTGGAAAAATGTCAGGTGAAAGGAGGTACATAGTTGGGCAAAGCAAAGGCATCCGGAGATGTTGCACGGACAAGACCGGCTCTTACTCCTGAAGCAAGAGAAAATCAGCTCATATCAGCGGCGGTAAATCTCGCAGAGAAACAGCTTTTGGAAGGTACTGCATCTTCGCAGGTCATAACCCACTATTTGAAGCTCGGCTCTTCAAAGGAGCGACTGGAAAAAGAGAAGCTGGAGCGTGAGAATGAACTGCTTAAGGCAAAGACAGAGGCGTTGCAGTCAGCTCAGCGAGTCGAAGAGCTGTATGCAAATGCTCTTGATGCAATGAGGCGTTACAATGGCAGCTCTGATTAGGACATATTCCGAACTTACCACTTTGCCGACTTTCGAGGAGCGGTTTGATTATCTGAACCTTTCGGGAAAAGTCGGTGCAGAAACATTTGGGTTTGACAGAGTATTTAATCAGAAGTTTTATTGTTCAGTGGAATGGACAAAGATGCGTGATTACATTATCAATCGCGATCTTGGTTGCGATCTTGGTGTTGTCGGTTATGACATCATTGGAAAGATATTCATTCATCACATGAATCCTATTTCGATATCGGACATAAAAGAAAGGACCAAGTATTTACTTGATCCGGAATTTCTGATAACGATGTCATTTCAGACGCACAATGCTATACATTATGGTGACAAGAGCCAAGTCGACAGAAAACCTATCGAGCGTAAACCAAATGACACTTGTCCTTGGAAGTAACCATATTTGCCACGCGAAAAAAACATGGTCTTTTATGGAGAAAGAGAGTTCTGTCCGCTTTTGCGGAAGTAAGGAGCGTGATTCCGGTCACGGCTTGACAATTGCCGAGCCAAACGATCATGTATCATGCCGGCTCTTTCTCTTTTGTTTTTACAAATGAATACATCTTTTTGGAAAGAGAGGTTGTGAGTGATCGCAGTTTCTCTTTCTTTTATTTTTGTGGGAGGAGGTATATATGGACAGCATACTTTTATCGGTAAAGAAGGCTTTGGGCATTGACAGTGAATGTACCGACTTTGACACGGAGCTTATCATGCACATCAACACGGTACTATCTACGCTGACACAGATAGGTGTTGGCAACGAGGACGGTTTTGTTATCTCGGGTGCGGAAGAGAAGTGGTCCGATTTTGTGGCTGACGAACCGAAGTGGTCACAGATACGGACGTATGTTTACACTAAGGTGCGGCTGATCTTTGACCCTCCTCAGGGGACCGCTGTTGTTGAAGCAATGAACAAAGTCGCAAATGAACTCGAATGGCGGCTTTATGTCATTGCTGACAATGAACAAAATAATGAATGACTGTTATTCTAATCATCAATCTCTACAATTTCATATTCATCGTCATAATCGTCTTCATCGTAATCCCCGGGATTGGACAAAGATAATACTTCAGCACCCTCTCTTATACATGCCGCCATATCGATAGCATAATCTTCAGCTTCCTCTTCTGAGTCAAAAACCTCATCATCGTATTCGTCACCAAATAAAACTTTAAATTTAGGCATAATTGTAATCCTCTATATATTTTTATGAAAGGTGGTTAAATATGAACACAAACGAACTTTACCATCACGGTATTCTTGGTCAGAAATGGGGCGTGCGCCGCTATCAGAATAAAGACGGAAGCTTGACAAGTGCGGGCAAAAAACACTTGTCGGGCAAATCTGATGAGCAGATTGCTTCAGAAAAGCAAAAAAGAAGAGATGTAAAAAACAGAGGAGCTATGAGTACAGCTGAACTTCAGGCAAAAATTCAGCATCTACAGTTGGAAAAACAACTTCGAGAGTTGACCGATTCCGAAGTAAATACAGGTAAAAAAGTAACAATGCAGATTCTTGGTGATGTTGGTAAAAAAGTAATTACTACTGCAGCTACCGGTGCAATTCTTTATGCGGGAAAAGCCGCTATATCAAAGAAATTCGATACAAAAGAATTTGCAAATGCAATATTTAATGGCGGAGCAAAGAAGAAGTAGTAATAACCACTATATTTCTGATTATATCGTTAATGTCTCATGATACACGCTCTTCTTTCTTTATGTAAATATCACCGGATTTATCAAAGTAGTAAGTTGTTGCGCGGGTTTCATCAGAAAAATTCAATGACGAATTCAAAGAATCAAGCATCGGTGAGTTATTGCCACCATTTAGCGAGTTTATGATCGCTTCAACCTTTTCAGATATTTCAGTATCCTGTTTGCTTATTACATTCTTAATTATATTCTGTTTGTTTTCGTTCAAGTATGCGTTCAGCTTGCTGAAATTTGCAAGAATGCGTTTTTCACATTTGGTGATATAAGACGCAACAAAATCTTTTAATCCTGAAAGATATTCGGCATCAAAATTCTGAGAATAGAAAACTTCCATGATATTGCTCACGACCAAAAGCTGCATGGATAATTCAAGGCTTTCTTTTATTTGAAAAATACTGGTTATCTCGGAATTTTTTGGGTGTGTCAAAAGGGCGTTATCCAAATCAGACATATAAAATTCTATATCTTTCATAGCTGTCTTTTTTGCATTCTGCAAGCTCACAATAGTTGCTGCTCTTTGTTCTTCATGAGCCATTATGGTGTTATAGTTTGTGTTTGCATACTGCACAAAGCTGATTTCAGATATAAGCTCGGCTTTCTTGTCACCGTATAGAAAACTCATTATTTTATCAATTTTTTCATTTACGAGTTCAAACTTTTTATTGATTTCAGTGAGAAAATACTGACCGGTTGCAACCGACATAACTGAAAATGCACCAAGCAGCATAGATTCCAGGTGTAACGATGTTAATCCGGCACTCCCTACAATTCCTTTGTTTCCCATTATCGGTGTTGCATATTGTCCGTTTTTCAGATGCATAAGTGTATGTGGAAGTCCTTTTGGAAACGAAACCACGTATGCATTAGACATTACTGCCGCTGCTGCCATATTCGGAAACTGCTGAAATAATGCGGACATGCCTGCTTTCTGATAAGGCGATAATTTGAGTTTGGTATACTGTTCATTTTTTAAATTGATATCAGTACAAGGCGTTATTTGTACATCAAGGTCGTTTAATTGTGTAATAGGATTTTCCATTGTATAGCCTCCTTTTACATAATTATACATCATATGTGTGTATGAGTCAATAGATATTAATTAAGTTTTCATTTACTGTCCCATTAATCGGACAGCTGTTCTGGAGGTTTTTTATATGGCATTATTGAATACTGCCGTTCCGAAGTATTACGGCGCATTCAGAGATGCCGTATTAAGAGGTGAGATACCCGTTTGCAGAGAGGTTTCGATGCAGATGAACCTCATTGACGATCTTATAGCCAATCCTGGTATTTACTATGATGATCAGGCTGTTGAGGGATTTATTGCTTTCTGTGAGAACGAGCTTACGCTGACGGACGGTTCTGATCTTGAACTGCTGGACAGTTTCAAGCTTTGGGCAGAAGATATTTTCGGCTGGTACTACTTTGTTGAAAAGAGTGTATATGAGCCGAATCCCGATGGTCATGGCGGACATTATGTTCGCAAGCAGGAGAAGCACAGACTTCGCAACAAGCAGTACCTTATAGTTTCAAGAGGTACAGCCAAAACCGTTTATGCATCATGCATACAGAATTACTTTCTGAATGTTGACACATCGACCACACAGCAGGTAACAGTTGCGCCGACTATGCCGCAGGCGGAGGAAGTGCTTTCGGCGATGAAGACAGCTATCACGAGGTCGAGAGGACCGCTGTTCAAGTTCCTGACAGAGGGGTCTATTAACAACACGACAGGTTCAAGGGCGAACAGAGTGAAGCTGACCTCGACCAAGAAGGGTATTGAGAACTTCCTGACGGGATCGCTGCTTGAAGTACGCCCGATGAGCATTGAAAAGCTGCAGGGACGCCGTGACAAGGTTGCCACGGTCGATGAATGGCTCTCCTGCGACATTCGAGAAGATGTTGTAGGTGCTATTGAGCAGGGTTCTTCCAAGGTGAATGATTATCTGATAGTGGCTATCAGTTCGGAGGGCACGGTTCGTAACGGAGCAGGTGACACGATCAAAATGGAGCTGATGGACATTCTCAAAGGAGAATATGTCAATCCGCATGTTTCGATATGGTGGTACAAGCTTGACGACATCAAAGAGGTCAACGAACCCGAGATGTGGATGAAGGCAAGTCCGAATATCGGAAAGACCGTAAGCTATGAAACCTATCAGCTTGCAGTTGAGCGAGCGGAGAAAGCGCCTGCAGCGAGAAATGATATTCTTGCAAAGAGGTTCGGTATTCCCATGGAGGGTTACACCTATTATTTCACATACGAAGAGACTTTGCCGCACAAGCGGAGAGATTTCTGGAATATGCCTTGTGCAATGGGTGCTGACTTTTCACAGGGTGACGACTTTTGCGCATTCACGTTTTTATTTCCTCTTCCTGCGGGAGCTTTCGGTGTGAAGACAAGAAACTATATTTCGTCACACACATTCGCAAAGCTCCCTGCTGCGGTGCGATTTAAGTACGAACAGTTTATGAATGAGGGTACTCTTATCGTGCTTGAGGGGGCTGTCATTGACATGATGGAAGTTTATGACGACATTGACAGTCACATTCTTGAAAGAGGCTACGATGTACGCTGTTTCGGATTTGACCCATACAATGCAAAGGAATTTGTTTCGAGATGGGAAACCGAAAACAGTTCGTTCGGGCTTGAAAAGGTCATTCAGGGTGCAAAGACGGAGAGTGTTCCGCTCGGCGAGCTGAAGATACTTGCGGAGGAACGCAAGCTTGTTTTTGATGAAGATATGATGACGTTCACGATGGGAAACTGTATAACTATTCAGGATACGAACGGAAACAGAAAACTTCTCAAGAAGAGATATGAAGAAAAGATCGACTCGGTTGCGGCTATGCTTGATGCTTATGTGGCTTACAAGCATAATAAGGATATGTTTGAATAGTGCTAATATAATGTTTTTAAAACATTTATGAAAGGTGGTTAAATATGAACACAAACGAACTTTATCACCATGGTATTCTTGGTCAGAAATGGGGCGTGCGCCGCTATCAGAATAAAGACAGAAGCCTCACTCCTGCCGGACAAAAACGTATATCTTCAAAAACACAACGTCAGGCAGCAAAGGATGCCAAAGAATACGCACGTGCCAAAATGTATTACGGCGAGGGTGCCGGTACAAGACGAAAACTTATAAAAAATACCGTTAATGAACGATCAAAAGATCCCGACTATGATAAAGCGTTTAAAGAAGCTCTTGCTAATCAGAATATGGCAGAACATGTTGCTAAAGCTAAAACTGAAAGAAAAGCCAAGGATACGGTCAATTCCGTAAAGAAAACCGGACGGGGTATCGTTAATATCGCTTCGGGTCATCCTGAAAGGGTTGGAGCAACTATGGCGGCACTGGCAGCGGTTGCGGGAGTTGCTCATAAGACAGGTGCTGACAAAAAACTCGTTCAGACCGGAAAAAATTTCATTGACCAAGTGAAGCATTGTAAAATCAAGATGTCATAATACGCCAAAAAAACATACCCTTTTATGAAAGGATGTGTTTATATGAAAATTTTTGAAAAACTCAATATGATACTGCCTGATCCAGCCCTTAAAAAAGCTACGATAAAGGTATTAGATGATGGAAACAGCATAGTGGATTTTGATATTCTAAGAAGAGAGCATCAAAAACAAATGGCGTTGTTTATCGGAATACCTATGATAGTTACAGGCTTGATCGCCGGTTATATTGATAAACAAAAACATTAAGCAAAGACATTGATCGAAAGAAAGGACGATATTTAGTTGTTCTTTCTTTTTGAGAGAGGTGATTATGTGAAAACTTATTTATCGCATCACGGTATTCTTGGTCAGAAATGGGGCGTGCGCCGCTATCAGAATAAAGACG